AAGAGTCGTCAAGAGTTATGAAGAAACTTCTATTTGACACTAATTGCTCCGCTAGGGATTTCGATTTACAACTCGCCTACGACTTAAAGGTTCTATGATATGTGGGAAGCGCCAAAGAATTATAAAAATCCAGAAGCAATAGACCTACTTAGTGAACTCAAAGAGCTAAAAGGTGAACTAGAAGACAAGGAAGCAAAAATAACCTTAGCTAAGTTTCTTAGGAATAATTTAAGCGTCACAGTCGAGTTGATTGCGGGAGTCAAGTTAGCGCCATTTCAAGAGATTACTCTTAAAGGGATGTTTAATAAGAATTTTAGCATGTGCGTATGGGGTCGTGGATGCGGTAAAACTTTTATAGCAGCGGTATACTGCTTCCTTCAATGTATATTTGTACCAGAGACAAAAATACTTATAGCTGGCCCTACTTTTCGTACAGCTCGATTCATATTCCAAAACATAGAGAAGTTCGTAGAAGGTAAAGGGGCAGAGCTTTTAGCTCAAGCCTTTGGCCATAAATCTAAAAGAAATGATGCCTATGAATGGAAAATAAACGGAGGCTCTATAACTGCTATTCCGCTAAGCGGTGAAAAGATTCGTGGTTTTCGTGCTAATGTCTTAGTTTTAGATGAGTACCTTCTGCTACCTGAAGACACAATTAAAACCGTGCTAATGCCTTTCTTGGTTGCCCCGCAAAACATGAAAGAAAGGTTGGAGATCAGGCAACAAGAGGATGAGTTGATAAGCAAAGGCTTGATGAAAGAAGAGGAGCGCATAGAGTTTAAAAACAATTCTAAAATGATAGCCTTATCTTCGGCTTCTTATACTTTCGAAAACTTATTTAGGACTTACAAAGATTGGATACAAAAAATTAAATCAGAGGACGAGGAGAGGCTTAAATATTTTATTTCTCAAATGAGCTACGAAGCTTTACCTGAAGAAATGATAGATACGACAATCATTGAAGAAGCTAAGTCTGGAGGTTCATCTCATTCCTCTTTCTTAAGGGAGTATTGTGCTCAATTTACAGACGGTAGCGATAGTTATTTCAGCGCTAGAAAAATGCATGAATGCACTGTACCAGATGGAGAAAGCCCCACTGCCAAAGTTAAAGGCGAAGCTGGAAAAAGATACATCCTTGGGATTGACCCCAGTTTTAGTAACAGCCCATCTTCTGACTATTTTGCTATGTCCATGTTAGAAATAGATGATGAAACTAATCAGGGAACTTTAGTGCATAGCTACGCCGTAGCAGGTGGAGATTTAAAAGATCACATACAGTATTTAGATTATTTACGCTCTTCTTTTAATTTAGTAATGATAGTTATAGATAACGCTGGATATCAATTTATCGACAGCTGTAACGAATCCGACTCTTTTACTAAATCTAACGAGATTAACTTCTTAGAGTTTAACTCAGATAAAGAGGGGCATGATTACAATCTCGAAGTAAAGAGATTAAGAAGGAATTACAATCAAGAAGAAGGCAAGATATGCTTCAAGCAAAACTTCAGTTCTAATTGGTTAAGGAAGGCAAACGAGCAATTACAAGCAGACATAGATCATAAAAGAATTTGGTTTGGGTCTAGGGCAACAGCCAACGGTCCAGTTTTTGACGCGATGGTACTAGAGAGGGTACCCGTAAACTTAACTGGGCATGACACTTTGCTAGAGTTGATTGAGTTTCAAGACAGCTGGATTTACCAAACTAAAAAACAGTGCGCTATTGTGGAAGTGAAGTCAACTGCCAAAGGTACTCAAAGTTTTGACTTACCACAGCATTTGAAAAGAAGTACGTCGGCGAATAGGGCGAGAAAAGATAATTATACAACACTAATGTTAGCAAATTGGGGTTTAAAATGCTATAATGATATGAACAAGGTTGAAGAAGAGCAAGAGGTTACTTTTTCGCCGATGTTGATATGAAGCTTTTATTCATAACACCGCATTTATCGACAGGAGGATTACCTCAGTATTTAGTAAAAGAGCTAGAACTCCTAAAGAATTACTACGACCTGTACGTTATCATGTACAACGATGTCGGTGGAGAGACTTTCAAAGTTCAAAAAGATAGAGTCAGGGCGCTTATAGACCCAGATAAATTTTGGACAATTCACGAAGACAAACAAGAAGTAATAACCTTAATTTCGAATATCAATCCAGACATAATTCATATGGAAGAATTTCCTGAAATGTTTATGGATGACAAGATAACAGAACAAATATACAGGCCAGATAGAAACTACAAAATAGTAGAAACTTCTCACGACTCAGGTTTCAGCGAAAGAATAAAACACGACAATTCTTTGAAAAGGTTCAGGCCAGACGGGTTTGCCTTCATTAGCGACTTTCATCCAAATATTTATAAAGACTGGGGAATCCCTTATTCAATAACGGAGTACCCCATAGAAAAAAAAGTTAGACCTGACCGAACAAAAGCTCTGAAAAGCTTAGGTTTAGATCCAGAGTACAAGCACGTTTTAAATGTCGGTTTGTTTACGTCTAGAAAAAACCAAAAAGAGCTATTTGAAATAGCTAGAGAGTTAAAGAATGAAAAAATCGTTTTCCATTTTGTTGGCAATCAAGCTGATAACTTTTCTAATTACTGGAAGCCTTTAATGGATAATAAGCCGGAGAACTGCGTAGTCTGGGGGGAAAGAGGTGACGTTGATAATTTCTATTGTTGTATGGACGCTTTCTACTTCGCTTCTAAAGGTTCAGAAGGAGATTACGAGACTAATCCAATAGTTCTAAAGGAAGCATTGTCTTGGCAGATTCCTGTTTTACTTAGGAACTTAGAAGTCTATTGTGGGATGTATAATAGTTGGCCAGTTACTTTTTTGGATTTCGAAGATACAGGAGAAAATAAGAGGAAACTATTAAATGTTCTTGGAATAAATGTAGAAGAGAAATTCGATGATATAATTTTTCAAACTAGCTTCGAAGGCAAAGGAGCAAACAAACTAAATATAAACTGCAATAAAGAAATTTCTTTAGTTTGCTCAGTAAAAGAAATAGACACGAAAGTACCTTTATATAAAACCACCTTCAACTTTCATCCAGATTCATGGTGGTGGCTTATGCCTTTTCCTGCTAATGGTAGACCTATAGAAGATTACCCTCATTTTAATGGTTTTCTTTTGGAGTTTTATAAAGAGGGGAAACTAGTTTCATCTCACGAGCACAGATTATTTAACAAGGAAATTAACCTGCCAAAGTTTAATGTTCCAGATACGGGTTTCATTTTCTTCAATTTGCACGAGTTCTTTGTGGAGAAAGTATTCGATTTTATTGACATTAAGAAAGGCGGGGTAGTTGTAGACATAGGAGCTAACTTTGGCTTGTTTAGTCGTTACTGTCTTTCTAGGGGAGCTGGGAAAGTTTTAGCGGTAGAAGCTAATTCCGAGGCTTTCTCCTATCTCCAGCAAAACATAAAAAAAGAAGAGGGGGCGCTATTCCATAAAGCTGTTTATAGTTATAATGGCGAAATAGATTTTCACGAAAGCGAAAACTCTCTAGTCTCGGGTATATACGAAGACAGGAATGATATATCAAGACATGGGGAAATGACAACCAAGAGCGTAAAATGTATAACTCTGGATTCCCTTGTTGAAAATGAGAAAGAGATAGAGCTTCTTAAAATAGATGTCGAAGGAGCAGAATACGAAATACTAGAAGCATGCTCTGATGAAACTATAAAGAAATGTTCTAAGATATATCTAGAATTTCACGATGGAGAAAAAAGTAGAGACAGGTTAGAGAACATAAAGAAAAGATTTCTTAATTTAGGTTTAGATTTGATAGCCTACTTAGGTCAAGACAAAAACGGTAATTATGGCCAAGGGTGGTTTTGCTGGGAGAGAAAAGCTTTGCCTAAAAGAGCTTTTGTATCCATGACTACTAAAAACTATTTACCAGTTGTGGAATATCTAGTTAAAAGCATCCAAGAGTTCTCTTCTATCCCAATAATTCTTTATGGTATCAATTGCGATATAGATTTCGATTATCCGTGCTTAATTAAGAAGAGGGTAGATATAGAAGGTTTAACTGACCCAGTGATGAGCAAGGCTGATTTTGTTACTCCATACGAAGACAAAAGATTAAGCGCAAAAGATATAGTCCGAAAAGAAGATGACTCGCTTGGGGTAGTCAGTAGAGCCGACCTGAATACTTACAAGAATCTAACGCTAAAGTCAAAAATAGTTTATCAGGCTATAGCAGACGGATTAGAAGAAGGTATATTAGTAGATGCTGACGGGATGGTAAAAGAAAATGTTGATGAGGTATTTCCTTATTTCAATGACATAAAATACTATCCGCTAGTCGGGAAAGGCTTGTTTCGTTATATGATATATAATGGTAGAGGTAATGCTAATCATCAAGGAGTAGATTCCCTAGAGGCTCCACTAATGAGATTCTTGGGGGTAGAAGATAGGACTTTATTTTATTCTTCGACCAACTTCTTAATGTTTAACTATTCCTGCCGGTCCTTCTTCGATGAATGTTACAGAACCTCTTTGCTTCCAGAGATAATATCAAACCCAGAACATTACGCTCCATTCCAAGATGAAACAATTATCAATGTAATACTTTGGAAGTATAAAGCTTCAAAACAATTACCATTGGTCCACTTTAACCTAATCAACGAAAAAGGTTATGAAAATTTCTT